ACAAGAGGAGCATTCGCACCTTGTTGCGGATTCGGTACAGCGGTAGTCAAGAAATCACGTTCCCAATTGGCTTGATGAAGTTCATATAACGTAGTATCAGCGCCACCTTTCATGCTAGGCAACCATTTATTATAGACAGGACGACCGTTAACTACAAACGGATTGTTACGTATGTCACGATAGTAAGCATTATAAACAGATTCATAAGTGCGAAAGCGATAAGCCAACAAATGAGCGTTATTCGGACGAGTTTCAGTAGCAAACGGATACGTACTATACTGTACATCATTTTGTAAAGAATAATACGTATAAGTCACATTAAAAGAAATATTAGCAAAACTAATAGGAGCAGCAATATTAGGAGCAGTAACAATAACTAAGGGTGTGCCTTCAACACCGCCAAAAACAGATGTGTCAACGGATGAAATTCTAGCACCAATAACACCATCTGGAGACTTTGTAAACTCAATAGGAAAATCAGTAATATATTGACCATCGTCAGTTCTAAGAACGAGAAAGCCTCTAACACCATCAAATACATTAGATTCTCCACCAGTAAGAGTAATATCTATGCCAACCTGTGAAACCGAAGAAGGAATAGCTTTAGTAGATTCTTTTGTATCAAAAATAATAGTTTGAGTTCCTTCAGTATTCAAATGATTAGTACAAACCTGACCAGGAATAGCATCATTAGAGCAAACGGAAGCTAAAGCAGTTTCTAAAGAAACATTCGAAACAGCACGAGAATTAGCGGCACAAGGATTGTCAACAAGTTTCGAAGTAGAAGAAATACGAGTTCCAAAAGTAGGCAAACCTAAATAATCACCTAACGTACCAGTCCGGCACATTCGATTAAAACGCTCCGAATCAGGTAGAATATAAGGCTCTTCCAAATCATCACGGAAATTAGAAATGAAATCGGAATAATCTTCCCACATAGAACGAAGAGTTACCTTAAAGAAGTTAAGGCGGGCAAACATACGAGTCTGTACAGGGAACACCATAGGCATCAGCTCAAGACCGAATTCAGGATTAATACGAAGAGAGCCCTTTGCAGGGACAAGTTCACAGAATACAGGAGTAATACGACCAAAATTAGTAGTCAAATTATTCACATGAGACCAATCAAATGAATTTACATCAATACGATTATTCGCATCAAATGTAGCGTCAAAAACATTTTGTGCCATTTTTAAAAATGAGGTTTAATAGTTACTGAATCTACCCGTTGTTGAGTAGTTTGCTTAGAATCCTGTTTTGAATTTTGATTTTTCCAAAACACAGACATAGACGCAGTACAAGACTGTACTGTAAGGGCAGTAATCACACCAATAATAAACGTAGAAATCAACTTAACCAAGTCTATCCACTGACTAGGAGTAATTTTCATAATTTTTCAAGAATTAACAAAACATCATAACCTATATTAGCATCCTGCAATTGCTTGCGAAAACGTTCGGCAGTTGAAGGACGATTAAAAATACCAATATTTATGAGAAACTCTTCTTGAAGAGTCTCTCTTTTAATAAACTTTAGAACACCTTTATACATATTAAAACATCTCCTTAAAGAATTTAACAAAAATTACGCGCTCCATATTAGAAACACAACGAGCATAAACACGAGCATCTTTAATAGACATCCCAGTCTTTTTACGATATTCACGAGGAAGAATCTTACCAGAATAATCACGACAAGCAATCTCAAAAATAAATGTGTACTTATTCATTATTATCAAGTTTAAATGATTTAAAACAATCACGACAAACGCCTAGAATCTCACACTTAGAAACCTTAGAATACGACTTAGAAACAAGAACAGCATCTTTAAAATCAATGGCATCAATAATAACAAAAATCTTTTAAACCGTTTTTGTTAACATAAAAAACAATGTACTTTTTCATAACACATAAATTAAATTAATATTCCTTTTTCTTACACTACAAAGATAAGAAATCTATTGTTAATAAAGTGTTAATCAGTCGTTAAATCTAGTTTAAATTTTCTCTTTTCTATAATGTCTATTCATTTTCTCACGAACATCATAAGAAGCCTTTTTAAGATTAAGTTCTTCACGCATAGACATGCGGGCATTGATAGCGGATTGTTGTAAAGAATTCATATGTAAGGATTTTTCATGCTTCAGGACTTGAGAGGAATCAAAGAACACAAGAGCAGTAGATAAACAATCAAGCGCATAAGAGAATGCTTTATAATATAAATCCTCATAAACAATCTGTGAACAGAATTGAGGAAGATAATACTTTATAAATGTATCATTTACAACAGTTTTGTAAGGGTTATAATACGGAGTTTTACCAGTCATGCGAACAAGGCGGAGATATTCTTCAGGGTAAGTAAACTTAAAAGGAAACTTGTATTGCTTATGAAGATAACGAGCAATTTCAAACCAGCGCACAGTGTCTTTAAAATACTTAATAAAATTAGGGTCATAACACATAGAAGTAGAAGGCATAAACTTCATGCGATAATAACGAGGCAACATAGTAGTCAAAGATTGTCCGGTATATATGTTAAGGACAGACATATCACATGTGTCGGGTTGTTGTTCATAAAAAGCGCGAAGTTTTTCAGCATAGGCAGAACCAATACCGCCATTCTTACGGGAAGCGAGCATAAACGTAGGATTCATACCTTTGGGAGCGCATTCGCGCTTACCCATGTATTTCATGACATAATTGATACCACCATTGATAACAGGAACACAATAAGCAAAACCAATAGACCTAGTAACAGGTGACCCGTCAGGATTGTACTCACCAGTAGGACGACGCCAGCAGCTTTCAATGAGTGTAAGCCGCGAGTACGCGGTTTCGAAATTATCAGGGAAATTCCATAATATAATATGATAGTGAGGACGTTTAGACCAATGCCCATATTCAGAAACTGCAATATAGCGAAGATTATGAGAAATACCACGTCTATCCAATTTGGTACGAAGACGTTTAAAAAAGAGTTGAATCTCTTCCGGAAATACTCCGTTTTTCGGTAAGTGTTCATTGTTATAAGTAAGAGTTATAAAATAGGCTTGTTTATTAGAGGTATATGATTCACAGAGAGCACGAAAAGACCATTGTTGGGCTTTCTTTTCATTGCATAAAGCACACTTGTTACAGGGAACAATCAAAAACATTGGAAATGTTTCACCAGTAGCAGGATTCACAATCGTATATTTATCAATATTGTTTTTATTGACATGATTTTTGTTAACATGGAGTACAGAACTATGATATGTACCGGAGGGCATCGTAAACGTGCGATACTTTTGTATAAGCTTAGAGGCATGTGGATGCCAAATTACTTTCGGGTCTTCACAATAGATATTATTCATAATAAATAGTTTTAGCGAACGGGAGTCGCACTTTGGGCAAATCGTAACTTTTCCGGTGGAAATAATCAAAGATTAGAGGGTGTGTCAGTTACTACATACTTATCAAGTTAAGGGTGTACGATTTTGGAATAAATCGTGAAAAGCCGGGGGACACCCGGCTAATCATTAACGGAATCCTATAGGAGACATAGACTTTCCAAGGAAACCACCTTTTTGCAAAGAAGTAGTAGCACCAGCAAATTGACCGACAGCAAACGAAACGGAATTAACCCAAGTTGTAGCAACGTTGGTAAAACGTTCGGTTGAGTCCCAGCTTTTAGCCTGATCAAAATTAAACTTAGCATGCTGATTCGAGATATCAATACCAGTCTGCTTGTACAATTCCGTCATAGTCTGTTCACTAGCCAACATACCTTGCTTCTTTTGCATGTAAGTAGACGCATTCAGATTCATTACACGAGCCAATTGTGTAGCCATCATATCTTGCACCTCAGCAGCATTGAGATTAATACGAGAATTGCTCTCTTTCATATCCTGATACGTTTTCTTACAAAGGAGTTCAAATTCCTTAGAACGCAGATACCTGTCAAACTTCAATTGGACTATATTCTCATCAATCTGTGATTGCTGAGCTTTCATTGTATTAATGCGCTCACGAGCTTCAGACATGGCAACATCAATTTCCTGAAGTTTCTTTGCAGCTACTTCGGCTTCAGCATGATTCAATTGTCCAAGTTCATGATTTACATAAATAGTTGAATTGTTCAACTCGATATCACTTTCAGTACGAGCCTTGCGAAGCAGATAATCAGCTGTGAGCAAGCTTTCTTCAGTATCTGTTTTCTTACTTTCGGAATTTGCTAAACGAGATTGAGCAGCCTTCAATCCAGCATCAGCAGCGATTTGTGCAGTCTGTCCGTAAGTATTCGTAGGTATCACATTATACCGCGGTGTCATAGCTTGTTGCGGAGCTTCAGGAGCTGTCGCGTTTCCTACATCACCATGGGAGTACATCAAATCCGGATTTAATCCAGCTTCTTTCAAACGTTGCATCTGGGCAGCAGGCGAGTTATAAGAGTTGTTTTTCTCATACATTTGCTCTATCCAAGCTTGTTGCGCCAAACGTTCCTCACGAGCGAATTTACTTTCACGCTCAAATGCTTCAGCAGATGCCTTGCGGTTACTTCTGTTACAGAACCAGTTACCAATAGCGGAAATAGCAGCGCCACCAATAGCGCCAATAGCCGTACCGAGTCCAGGAAAAGCAGAGCCAGCGGCAGCACCAGCAGCAGCACCAGCACCAACCTTAGCCATAATCAATTATTTTGAGGATTAATATACTTGTCACCAAATTTCTTCTGACGAAGAACCTGAAGAGCTTTACGTTGGGAGGCTTTTTCCATTTCCCAAGCGGTAGCCATATCCATATCACGACGGAACTGGGGCTCTATATTCCAAGAAGCGTCACCGTTAACGTCAATAAAATTTACGTTCATAGGTGAAACAGGAATACCACGTTTTGCCATTTCGGCTACTTGTTGAGGTGTTAAACCTAAGTTAGGTTTAGTTCTTTCAAAATCTTTTTGTACATCAAAATTACATTCAACACATTTGTAATCAGGTTTTGTATTTCTTGCCATAATTGTAAAATTTAAAATTTTAATATTTATCTGGGCGTCCGGGCGGGCTTTACGGCTCAAACATATTTCCGCTTCGCTCCAATACTCGCCTTCAATCCCTGACGCACGCAACAAAGTTGCTATTAATTTGCGTTTCACGCAGAGGGAAAATACTTTTCCCTTTTAATCTTACGAAATTGCAAAGATAGGTATGCGCGCGCGACAAGTCCAATGAACCTAGTACTAATAATTGATTAAATATTATAACAAGGTTCTAATATTTAACAATTATTACTACTAGAACCCTTGGAGCAAGTCACGCACACATGCCTTAAAGATGCAATGTCGGAAGAAAAAAAGAAAAAATTATTTTCTTAATCTAGTCGCGGTATTGCAACACGGCTGATTGGTAATCGGGCAGTCGCGTTAAACTTGACGTATCCGAAAATTTTGTCATCATATTCCGTAACGCTGAATACCTGATTAACCGTGTCAGGATCAACAAGCAAAAATTGTTGACCAAGTTGAGGTAATCCGGAGAACACACGAGACATAACGAAATTTTTCATATTAGTACGGAATAAACCGTGTGCACTATCATACTTAGCAACATATTCATACCACGGACGTTGATAACCAAACGTTTTATTCAATTGGTCAGTGCTATCATTTACAACAATATTCATTGGGCAAATTTCCTTATACGTGACAGGTTGGAAACCAATGCGGTCAAATTCAGGTTGATAGTGGTCTAACAGACCGTTGTATGTAAAATCTTTAGGTAACAATTGTGAATAAATAGGCACAGGGGTTACAGTCAACAAGCCGATAATATAAGATTCTTCGTCGCAGAATACCTCAATATTATTAGAAGTATTACCATAAACTCCAGCGATGCCGGTTTTCGAACCAAGAGCTTCAGCGTATTGACCTTGAGACGTAGAACCTTGTTGGTCAACAGTCTGTTCAACGGTACGCATAGACAATTCACGGGAAATACCTCCAATAAATTCAGGCATAAGGAGTTCGTCAAATCGGATGTCAATATCCCAACGACCTTGCATGATTTGTTTATAGGAGAATCCTTTACGCATGTTAAGTTCCAGGAATTTCTGGTAAGCGTTAACATAACGGAGAGTTTCAATTGTGAAACCTGAACCTTGTTCTGTCGCAAGAGCAGCCAACTCGGCATAAGAATTAATAGCAGTTACAGGTGTTTTTTCCGAAACAGGGTCATAATCAACACCGACAAGACGCTCACCGTCTTCGGATACTCTATAAGAGACGCCATATTTAGCACCATCCTCATCGACAAGAACGGTCTGTTTTTGTACGGAGTAAGTTCCATCCTCAGAACGGGTAACAACGTCTCCGACAGTAAGACCGACAAGAGGAGCATTCGCACCTTGTTGCGGATTCGGTACAGCGGTAGTCAAGAAAT